ACGATTAACGAAGACATGACAGTGCAGATTGTTGCATCGGAGTACCCCTGCGATGATAATCAGATCAGTGAGCTGGCTAAACTGCTTACAGATGACGCTGTATACACGTCGTCCGTCTTCTTCTAATGGATTTTCCGTCGTTACGTCCAACTAGCCGTACGTTTGATCCGGGAGACTACCCGATCAAGACCTACAAAGCGCAGAACGGCAGCGAAGTGCGGATTCTGTACGGCAGCAACCGTACAAACATGAAGATGTCGCTTAGCTATGCCAACATCACTGATGCCGAAGCAGAGCAGTTTTTAGACCACTATGACGAAATGAAGGGCACGTTCACCACATTCGTCATTTCAGAAGAGAACCTAAACCGCAAAGCAAAAACGGGTTGGGAAGGTAATCCCGATGCCATCGGCGCTGGATCGTATGGCAACGCTTATCGCTATGAAGGCCCACCACAGGTGGAGCAGGTGCGTCCTGGCATCAGCACTGTTACAGTTAATCTGATCGGTGTGCTCTGATGGCAAAGGTCTATACCGGCAGAGATGGCAGGTTGCTGATCGACGGCACCGAGCAGATCAAAGTGACCAATTGGTCGCTGACTGGTTCGCTTGAAGTGTTGGAAACGACAACGCTTGGCGATGATCAGCGCAGCTACGTTCCAGGTGTGCAGGAGTTTAGCGGCACCGCTTCGCTGCTGTACTACAACGACGGTACTGGCCGCAACGATGCAGCAACTGCATTGAAAAAGGTTTTAAGAATTGCGGGTGTTAGCAGTAGCGACACCGTTGATCTGCGTTTGCGACTTGTTGAAGGCAGTACAAATCATGACGTGCGTCTGACTGCTTATGTGACTAGCGTCACATTTTCGGCAGGTGTCGGTGAAGTCAGCTCAGCGCAAATCAGCTTCCAAGGCACTGGTGCGTTGACTGGGGTGACGATCTAATGGGCGTTTATCTCGGCAATGTCGGTCAGGTTGAACTGACACGCAAATCGCTGGAAGGCAGCAAAGAATCTATTGTAAACCCGAGCGACGTTAATTCAAGTGCAAACCGCTTTAGCTTTGATTTTGACGAAGGCTTTTTAATTACAGGTGATCTGGTAGAACTTGCCACCACCGACGGCACTGATCTTGATTTTATTGACGCAAGTGGCTGGGACGCCGGATCCGTACAAACCAGCGGCAACTGGTACGTCTACATTGATCGACTTGGTGGCGTAAAACTTTACAACACCTTCGCGAACAGCTTAGAAGGCGGCGCAACGGGTTTAATTTCGCTTGCGAGTATTGCTCGTGACATTCCGATCCGCGCCAGCATTCGTGATCGTGATTCGCGAATTTTGGGATGCGTGATTAATTATGAGTTGAACACAAATCGCGAGGTTGTTGACATTACAGCGCTAAGTGATGAGCACCGGCAACAATACAGCAGCCTGATTAGTGGTAGCGGACGACTGAGTGCCGAATGGGATTACGTGAATGATACGGGCATGGAAACCGTTCATTATTTAATGCAATTAGTTTTGCGTACAGAGATTGGATCTTCTTTTCGCGCAAAATTATACATTAAAAAACAAGACAGTGCTGCCGCGAGTGGCCCGTTTGATGTTGCAACTCAAACCAATGATTCGCTGTGGTGGGAGTTTGACGCATTGGTCACAAGTAGTGCCACTTCATTTGCGTCAGGAGAAATTATTCAAAGCGCAGTTGAATTTGTTGCTACTGGCCCAATACGTCTCAAAGCTCAAACTGCACCAGGCGACAAGATGCTGCAAGAAACCGGTGATGAAATCCTGCTTGAGCAAGGTACTGGTGATGCGTTGTTGCTGGAAGGGGAGTAAGATGATCTGTAGCATGACAAATATCAGCACTGCTTGCGAGGCGTGACGCATGGCCGACCTTAAGATCAGCGAACTTTCGGCGTTAGCCGGTGCAGACCTTGCATCTGGCGATCTCGCTGCAGTCGTTGACAATAGCGCGAGTGAAACCAAGAAGATTACGGTTGGCGACCTAATCGCTTACGGCGTCACCGTTATCAGCGATGATACAATCCCTGGCGCGAAGATCCTGTTTGCCGCAGGTGATGTCGATGCCACTGCACTGGCAACCGATGCCGTTACCACGGTCAAAATTCAGGATGATGCCGTCACTGCAGCAAAGCTGGCGGATGAATCCAGCGTTGACCTTGTAACCACACTGCCTGCCAGCGGTGCTTTTACTGGACAGCTTGCACTTGATACTGACGACAATACGCTCTACTGCTGGGATGGTTCGCAGTGGCTAAGCCTTAAAGCTGCTGGTTCTGTCAACTCCGTTGCAGGTAGCACCACAGGCGCAGTCAACATCGTCGCCACAACGGTTGGCAGCACGGTAACAATTTCCGCCACGCTTGATAACACCACCGTTGCAAACCAGTTCCTTGCTGGTCCGACCAGTGCTGGTGGTGCTGTTGCTTACCGCACGATTACAGGCGCTGATCTACCTGTTGCCACCACAACCGCCAAAGGTGGCGTGATTGTCAATGGTGAAGGTCTGCGCGTTGACACCAACACGATTGAAATTGATAACGATGTAACAGCTAGCGCCACGCATCATATTGTCACCTATGACGCCAAAGGTCTGATCACTGGTGGTCGTGCCATTGCTAGTGGTGATTTACCTGTTGCCACATCGCTGGCTGCTGGTGCTGTCATTCCTGGCACCGGACTTGCGGTTGATGTCAGCGGCAATCTAAACCACAGCAATACCGTTTCCACTGGAACGTATACCAAGGTCACGGTTGACGCTCAAGGTCACGTCAGTGCCGGTGATGTACTTGCCGCATCAGACATTCCTGATCTACCTGCAGGCAAACTGACCAGTGGCACCATTGGCAGTGCGTTGATTGCTACTGATGCTGTTACCGGCACAAAGCTAGCCGATTCGTCCGTCACTAAATTCGGTGGTGCTAGCGATACTGGCAACGTCGTTACCTTCCCGACAGCAGATTTTAAGGGTCAGTTCTTCTACGACGAAAAGAACGAAGACTTGTATGTCTATACCGGCAACTCGTTTGTGCCGATTACCGTTATCAGCGGAAACCTTGTGCTGGCTGGAACGTATGACGCTAGCACCAATTTGCTGGATTCCGTTACAACACAGGGTATTGCTGCTGGTTTTACTGATGGCTCGGCACTTCCCGCACCAGCATCAACCAACCGGAACTATTACGTCGTTGTTTCCACGTCTGGAACGGGTTCTGGTTCAGCGCCTGCAGTGGCATTGGCACCACCTGACATGTTGTTGTCAACAGGCGGTGGTTCTGAATTTGTCCTGATCGACGTTTCAAACGCTATTGCTGGTCAGACCGCTGCAAACATCAGCGTTACACCTGCGGGCAATATCAGCAGCACCGATGTGCAGGCTGCACTGCAGGAACTGGATAGCGAGAAGCTTGATACGGGCGGTGGAACGCTAACCGGCAATTTGAATCTGAATGGTGGCGTCTTCATTGTGTATGAAGGCAGCACCGCTGATGATTATGAAACCACCATTACGGTTGTCGATCCAACCAGTGACCATACGATCACCTTTCCAGATGTAACTGGCAACGTCGTAACGACTGGTGATACCGGCACTGTTACCAGCACGATGATCGCCAATGGCACGATTGTTAATGCTGACATCAATGCCAGTGCTGCAATTGCCGTTAGCAAACTTGGTTTTGGTACTGCACGTCAGTTGCTACAAACCAATGCAGGCGGCACCGCTGCTGAATTTACCAGCAACGTCGATATTCCTGGAACGCTGGATGTAACAGGTGCTGCGACGTTCGATAGCACAGCACGTTTTGTTGGGAACGTCACTGTTGATGGCAGCATTATTTTTGAAGGTGCCACGGCTGATGATTATGAGCTGACGCTGACTGCTGCGGATCCAGCGGCTGACGTTACGGTCACGATTCCCGCGAGCACCACAACCCTTGCTGGTCTGGCTGTAGCGCAGAGCTTCACCAAGGCGCAGCGTGGAACGGTAGTTGCATTAGCTGATGGCGCAACGATTACGCCTGATTTTGCCAATGGCAATAACTTCAGCGTGACGCTTGGCGGCAACCGCACGTTGGCAAATCCCAGCAACCTTACCGCTGGTCAGTCTGGTGTGATTGTGGTGACGCAGGATGGCACTGGATCGCGGACGCTTGCATACGGCAGCTACTGGAAGTTTGCGGGTGGTACGGCACCGACGCTAACGACGACAGCCAGTGCGGTTGACGTAATTGCCTACTATGTGGAGAGCGCCACTCGCATCACGGCGCAAGCTATTTTGAACGTCTCATGATTCCTGGATCCGCAAACCCACTGCTGTTGGCTGGTGCGGCTGAGGCTGCTGGATATGAAATTGATCGTTCCGTTCGCCTAAATTCAGCAGATTCGGCCTATTTTTCAAGAACGCCTGCATCGGCAGGAAATCAAAGAACATTTACTTTTGCCTGTTGGGCGAAACGTAGTGAACTTGCAGCATATCCTATAATTTTTAGCGCAGGCCCAGACACTCAAACAACAGGATATTTTCAGCTGTCTTTTGAAATCAATCCGCTAACGGTTATCATAAAAAATGTTGCTACATTTACTGTAAATGGCGTGCATAGAGATACCGCAGGTTGGTATCACATAGTTGTAGAAGTGGATACCACCGCCGCTTCAAACTCAGACAGGTTCAAATTGTACCTTAACGGAGTTCAACAGACATTTACAACCTCTCCTACAATTACACAAAACACAGATCTGCAGGTAAACGCTGCAGTTGTTCATAATATAGGAGTCGGGAAAAGCTCTAGTGGCGCTAATTCGTCATATTTTGATGGTTACTTAGCCGACGTTCACTTCATCGACGGCCAAGCCCTAGACCCCACCAGCTTCGGTGAGTTCGACGATAACGGCGTGTGGCAACCCATCGAGTACACAGGCACTTATGGAACTAACGGGTTCCACCTGCCCTTCAGCGATAACAGCACCGCCGCCGCACTAGGGACGGACACTTCTGGAGCGGGGAACGACTGGACCGTCAACAACCTGAGCACAGGTTCCCCTCCTTATACAGCACAATTATCATCAGATACAACTGACATTGTTGACCGCCAAAACTTATTTGATGGTAGCATTTCTACTTATACATCTGGTGCTACCGGTGGAACCATTACTTTTACTCCATCACCTGCCATCCAATGCAATAGCACGCTTCGGATTTACATGCAAGTAGATCGGGGACAGAAGATCTTTGTCAACGGATCGCAGTTATTGGCTTCAATTAGCGCAGGATGGAATAGTGTCCCTGTCTCTGCACCTTTAAGCATTACAAGCATTGCGATTGGTCCGTCAAATGTAGGCTCCTCTAATAATCCTGCCGCAATCGAAGTTGATGGAACAATCCTTGTAGATTCCTCTTCAGGAAACGACAGCCTCGTAGACTCCCCCACTAATGGCACGCAGACGGATACAGGCGTGGGTGGTGAGGTGGTGGGGAATTATGCGACGTTGAACGCAGTTGCGGGTAACTTAACACTCACAAACGGCAATCTTGACTCAAAGAGTAATTTTTCTAATTGGAAAAAAAATTCTGCAACAATTGGCATTTCAAGCGGAAAGTGGTACTGGGAACACACAATTCAAAGTGTTAGTTCCGGGAATTTATACGCAGATTTTGGTGTAACTCCGTTAACCGCAGATTTTTCTGCTGGCTCGACTGTCGGTGACCTTGGCTATGGATGGTACGCCAGAGACGGAAGCAAGGAAACATTCGGAACGACTACGTCCACTTCGTCTTCTGGTGCAACCACCGGAGATGTCGTGCAAATCGCCGTAGATCTAGACAGTGGCAAAATCTGGTTCGGAGTAAATAATACTTGGGTAGATAGTGGCAATCCTGGCGCAGGCACTAATCCAGCTTTTAGCTCTTTGACTGGTTCATTCTTGCCCGCAGTTGCAATGTATGATGACGGAGTTGTTAATACAAACTTCGGCCAACGCCCCTTCGCCTACACCGCCCCCAGCGGCTTCAAGGCACTCTGCACCGCCAACCTGCCGGAGCCAACGATTGCTGACGGCAGCACGGCGATGGATGTGGCGCTTTATACGGGCAATGGCAGCACGCAGACCATTAGTGGGCTGAACTTCTCGCCGGATTTGGTGTGGATTAAAAAACGCAATAGCGATTCATTTGGATCGCATCAATTTGTTGATCAGGTGC